TAACTCCAGTTTTTTATAATTTTACGCTGGGTGGCATGTGATTGGCAAGGGGGTACGGGGGGGTGGCACCCGTGTGTGTGAATTGTATAATAATAACACTACCCCGCAAATGCTTGACCGGGGGGGGCATTTGACATTCACGATCCTGAATATAAGCGAACACTTGCTTAACATGTTAAGCATTGAGGTACATAGATACCCCAAGCTGCGCGCATTGCATTGCGCCTAACCTGCGCCACACTTGTGCCACACTTTTGCCGCATTCCAGATATTGCAATTGAACGCTTGTTCAATTACGCGGGCGCGCCGCTGCGCTGCGGTGTTGAGGTGTGTTGCGTGGAGGTAAATCAATTTGTGACGTTACGTCACTATTGCGCGGCATATGCTTACCATATATACAGTAAGCACAACACAAACAAACATGGAGACAAACAAATGCAAATCAAGCCAATCGCTTCAAACATGACAGAACTGCAAATCTTGGGCATGTCTATTCTTTTCTCTTATCAAACCCCGGTCGCTGGATGGGACGACAAGGGCGCATTTCGTACAGAACAAAAGTTTAGCGCCACAACATCAAAGCACATCAACAAGTACCTTGGCGGCAAAGATATAGGACGCACTGTTCCCCAATCATATATCACCGGGCTTGTTGGCTTTGCAGAGGATACAACAATGGAGGCACTGATAGCATGACACGTCGCCAAGCAAAACAAGTCCGCCAGCAAGTCAAGGCAATCTTAACTCAAGTTAGCCTTGGCCTTGCCGCCGGGCTTATCATTGGCGCTGTATTAGCGCTCAATCTGTAAAGGGAAACAATACAATGAAAATCACACAACAACACTTTGACCACATCAAAAGCTCAATCGCTGCAATCTGGACGCAAGAAAAGCATGATTGCCACCGCCAATTTATACTTAATGAGGGCAAGGCTAAAGACGTTGAAAAGCGCTTGCGGCATGATTGGATTTATTATGCCGGGCTTTCCGCTTGGATATGTGACAATTTATATGGCTATATGAATGACACGCATATCGACACGGCATTGCGCAATGTAATGATTGACCTGCAAGCCTAAACCTAAACACAACACAACACAACAAAACGCCCGGCCACCGCGCCGGGCTTTTTTAATGCACGGTTTGGCCCGAGTTGATTAAATCGCTTTCGTGCAATTCCATCAACACTTCGCCAAGCGCTTGCATTAACCGCTCCGGGCTTGTCTCGTGCAGCCGCTCTTCGCAATAGTCCACCAAAAGCCCGGTCTCAATCTCGGCCACGTCGTCATCTACGCAAGTCAGCAACACGCGAAAGTCTATTTGATACGACATAGGCCCGGCCCTCAAATATGCCCGGCGCATGGATTGGGACAAGCGCCGGGCCAGTTTAGGCGCGGCCTTGGGAGGAACGGCGCGCCTTGCGCATTTATAGCCACACACAAGCCCAAAGCGCAAGTTTATGTGGTTTGGTCCAGCTCGTGAGCCAAGGCGCAATATGCGGCCGCGTCAAGGCTGCTGTCCCTATGCCCTCCGGCGGATTGCCTCATTCTGGCCAATTTCAATAACGCCATTAGGTTTGCCACGTCACGCGGCGACACTTTATGCGGCGCAAGATACGCGCTCCACATTTCAGCAATGCAGGTAAAGTTTGTTTGCGCTGATCCGTAAGCCTTGGCCCTGTCCCCGCCCGGATTGATTAGCTCCATTGCCTCAGTCAATATTTCAGTCCGAATATTATCGCTCACTTCTTATTCTCCATTTCAAACTTGCGCCGTAGGATTGCATCACGCTCGGTTGCATTCCATCGCGGCAATGTTGGATCAAACCTGCGCCGATTGGCGAAGCCCTCAAGCTCTGCCAAATCCCGGCAAGCGTCAAGCCTTGATCTAAACCCCTGCAGCCGCTCCACCCCTTTATGGTAGCCTACAGGGCGAACAATCGCCTCGCCCTTCTCAATCTTATGCTTAACCCATTTAGCCCAATCATATCCCATATATTAAACCTCACGTTTTTTGTGTGTATTATTTGTAGGAAACCTAAAGGTATTTCCTACAAATAATACAAAAACACCACTTGTATTAATACTGTATTAAAAGCGTATTAATTGTACTAAACACACCGCCAAACCCCTTGTTTATATGGCTCAACAATTAATACACATTTAATACACCCACCCTAAACCGCTCAAACCATATTTTCTGCCGCGTAAAGGCAAAGCAAGGCCGCTTCTGCCCTTCCATCATCTTTCGCCCTGCCAAAGTCGCTTGCGTTATCTGGAAAGCGCTGCATTGCGAGACCGCGCGACACGCCCTTGTCCCGGCTCAATCCGAAATAGCCTTTCCATTTTGCAGGCGTTACGAATTGCACGGGAAGTTTGTTTGCAGCGCATCCCATTTGCAGCATCCCATAGCCTTCGCCAAAGCGAAACATGCTGGACACGCCTTGCCCACGCATTGCGGCCACTTGCTCAATGACGGCAAGGCAACGCTCCCCGCTTTCGTTCTGTAGCACGTCCAGCAATGCCGGGCAGTTTATGATCGTTTTGCCTTTGGTGTTTTTGACCGTTGGCATGTCATGCACTTCCAGCCTGCCTATATCGGTCCAGTACAACGCCACGGCCCCGGTGAACCCCGGATCGCATCCGTATATGAGCATCAATCAGCCCTCGGTTGCTGTACATGCTCCACAATTGTTGCCGCCTTTTCTAGTGCTGCGCTCCGGCAGAACGCGCTAAAGGATAGCCCTGACCTGCGCGCGGCTTCTGTGATTATGCGATCATATTCTTCTGCGAAATTGATTAAGCGCTTCTTATCCGACATGGTTTTAACTCCTCTTGTGTCTGTTTTCTTTATATATGTTTAAAATATAGGGAGCCAGTTAAAAATATACTTGCGCATGTGTTTTTTATATGCAAATACTGGTGGCACAACACAAACATGGAGTTTAACAAATGACAAACGAAACCAAACCATCCGCAGAGCAAGTTAAATTTTGGGAAGGCGTCAAGCAAATCATTCTTGATCGCGCAGATGTTATTGCGGAGCTTGATGGCGATGAGCTTGAGGCCCTGCAAGATTTGCGCTGGGCTAGCATGTCCATATCTGAAGACGTCAGCTATTTGATGGACTTTTGCTATAGTGAAGTGATTGAATTCTGCCGCGCAGCTGACTTATTGTGCGAAGAATACAGCTGGAACACATCTGAAAACGAAGACAAGCGCGACATCGGCAAGAAGTCGCTTGCGCTTGCTGAGGCTCTGCGCGGTGATGCTGGCGATGGCCCGCGCTTATCTTACGGCCAAGCCAAGGATTTTGGCGGCATATATCCGCGCATCACTGGCCTTCTGCACACCAAGCCAAACAAATACCAAATGGAGCGCTTTGCCGAGCATGGCATCACATGGGAGGGCGAAGTCGATGAGCATTAAAATTGGATTGCCCGACGTTACGTTCAATGCTTTGTGCAGGATCACAGAGATTGACCGCGAGTTTATTGGCTCGCCGGATTATATGGGTGTGGCTCAGTTCTGGGACTGGTCACACCCGCAGAACACGCGATTGAGCCGTGCATCTGTTTCTGCCCGGCGCAAGATACACGCAGCGCTTGTGAGGGATGGGCTTGACCTGAATGGCGACACAGGCATCCACCGCTCAATTATCAGCATTGTTCTGGAGAAAGAGGAGCAAGGGCTATGAATGAACGTGAGGAGCAAATTTCGCAAGCCACGCAAGATTTTTTGATGGCCTTGCCTGACAAAATGAAGAACGGCCATTTAGGCTCTGTCATATGCACGATGTTTGAGGCGTTTGGGCTTGGCCATGAGACCCGCGTTGATATTTGTGAGGGTGTTTTAAACGTCATGCTGGAGCATGATATGCGCGACGATGAGCGCGCAGCGCAGGCCGCTGACGATGTTATTGCGCGAGCTGCTGCGAAGGCTCGCAAGTGATTTGGTCTGAGCATCTGCCGACGTTTTTGATGCAAATGTTCGGCCCCGTTTTGCATTTGCGGGAAGCTCAAACCAATAGTGTGCCGGAACCTTTCGGGGGTTGGGTTCCGGCACACCCGGATCAAGAACCGCCATTTTAGATAGGACACGCCATGCTCGTACACCTAACGCAAAAAGAGGTCGCACAATGCAATCAAGCCGCAGCAATGCGCTGGCAATTGGCCCGAGCTTCTGGTGTTGTTAATCAGCGCCGGGACAAGGGCAGGTCTGACGCTGACTTGGACTTGCTGGGCGTAAAGGCTGAGCTTGCCGTGTCGAAGGTGTTTGATCTCGACCACATCCACGCCGTTGGCGTAGATGATGGCCGAGACGTATGGCTGGATAATATCTCTGTAGATGTGAAGGCCACGTTTTACGCCACAGGGCGGCTACTGTTTAAGAAGCGCGAGGCATTCAAGGCTGATTGCTCTATTCTGGTGTGCCAGCAAGCGCCTGACCGGATGCACGTTGTGGGCTACATACCCCGCACGCATTTTTTAGATCAGGCTTATGAGATTGACCTTGGCCACGGCAAAGGTTGGGCAATGGATCAGGAAAATCTATTGCCGCTTGAGAAACTATGGGCGACTGCCCGCAGCATTAAATTGAAGGAAGCAAAATGAACAAGATCATCATAACAAACGCGCACGCACATGGCTTTGCATTTGCCTGCGATACGGAAACACAAGGGCAGGTTTTCATCCCGGTTCACATCGCTGACGGCTTTGACCTTGCGCCGGGCGATGAAATAGAGGCTGTGCTTGTGCCTAACTATCAAGACAAGTCAGACAAAGGCACGCCCTGGCAGGCTGTGAAGTTGCAGCGCGATAATGAAGTTTGCGAAAAAGCAATCATAGATAATTCGCAAACATTAAATAATGAAGCGTTGGACGCAGAAATTATGCGTTATATTCTTGCTGGCGGGTATCACACCACTGCAGAGCTGGCGGATTATTTTGAGCTTGACCACAAGACCGCAGGCAACGCAGCCCAGCGCCTCTTTAACTCCGGCAAGATTGCTAAGGCAGACGTGTTCAATCGCGTGGGCCAGAAAAGGCCAACAATCATATTGTGGGCCGCTGCGGCTAAAACATTTATTGAGGTGGTGTGATGAGTATATTTCTTGACCCCAAGCGTATCGGAATTGGGCCGGGCAACTGCGAACATGAAACCATTAGTGTAAACGGAACACACTCAAGCCAAGGTGTTAAGTTCTATGATGATGCAAGAAATTTCTCATACAACAGTCAAGTAACGATCTATCGAGGTGAGGCCCCTATTATTTGGCTAAAGGGTATGGTGGTAAAGAATTTGATTGTATCAATAGTTGAGGGATCATCTGACATACACTTAAAGGCCTTGCGTGACCTTGTTGAGGAAGAGACTGGGATAAGAGCTGAAAAGAAAAGGACAAAGGCCAGACATGTCCAGCCTGTCCGCTAAGGGGGTAACAACTTCGGTAAGTCATTACCCCCTTAACAAAATAGAACTTCTAAAAAATAAAAGAAGTTCCCCCCCTGAATTAGGTATTGCATATGCAAAACATATATGCGAACAATGAGGAAACGGAGGAAAACATGACAATCATAAAATCGGAAGACATATCAAACGAAGAGTATCACGCGCATCATGCGTTTGGCTCGACTTCAATTAAGACCGCAGCAAACAAAAGTATTGCGCATTTGTTCGGCGGTGAGCGTAAGGAAAGCCCGGCATTTGCATTGGGCAGCGCGGTTCACGCCTACTTGCTGGAGCCAGAGAAGGAGCTGGTTGTGCGTGGTCCTGAGACCCGGCGCGGCAAGGCATGGTCTGACTTGAAAGATGAGTGCGATGCTGCTGGCAAGATATTACTCACTGAAGCTGATTATGATCTGGCAAACAAAATGGCAGATGCCTGCCTAAAGAACCGCATGGCAAATCATTTGCTCACAAATCCTGACATGCTGGCCGAGGCTTCATTCTTCGCCACTGACCCAGACATTGACATTGACCTAAAGACGCGCCCAGATGGCCTCCTGCGCAACGCAGGCATTGTACTGGACATCAAAACGACCCAAGACGCATCACCCAGAGGCTTTGAGCGTTCTGTGCGTCAGTTCGGATACGATTTGCAGGCTGCATTTTACATGCACGTCCTAAAACTGAATGGCATTCGTGT